GGATCAACACCGTCCACCATTTTGAGAGCTAATGCAAATGAACCGCCTAAAGCTAGACCGGCAATTCCTATAGCTAATGCACCTTTTACTACATCACCAAATTGTTTACCAATTGATGCTAATCCATCACCTAATGATTTTAAAAATCCTCCCGGTCCTTCTCCTTCTGCACCTTTAGTCTTACCGGCTAAATCTCCTGTTTGAGCTGCAGCTTTACCTGTCATACCATTTTTTGCTTTACCAGCTACGTCTGCGGCTTTATCCGCCCCTGGTGCTTTAGCGAATCTACCTTTTGCATCTCTAAACCTACCTGCAGCGTCTTTTGTTACGTCTGCACCTTTATCTTTTACCGTGTCAGCTAATTTACCTGCTCCTGACATTCCTCCTTTAAAAGCGTCTTTAATCCCTGATCCCCAGCTCTTAACTGAGTCCATCATTCCACTAAAAGAGAATTTCATTCCTTTTAATGAGTCCATGAACTTCATAGCTCCTGATGTTGCGGACCCAAAGAAACTTGCTATCTTACCTGCAGCCATTACAGCTACAATACCTATAATTAAAGGTTTTATAATACCTAATGTATCTAAAAACTTAACAGCATATCCTACAATACCTCCTAGTATTTGAATAGCGGGGGCTATAATACCGACAATATCTCCTATTATACTTAAAAGAGGTGCAAATGCTTGTGCAAGTTTATCAACAGATTTTTGAAGCTGTTCTTGTATTTCTGCTCTTTTCATATCTTCAGCTCTAACTCCAGCGGCTGCTTCAGCCTGCTCTTCTGTCATTCCTGCTTCAATTGCTTTCTGATATGCTATCTTTCCTAATTCATCTCTAGTCATACCTAATGCAGCGGCATAAGACTCTTGTTGAATACGGTTCATTTTACCGAATTCGTTAATATCTGCTGCATTTTTAAATAACTCATTTCCTAATCCAGCTAAGTCGTTATTTAAAGCTAACTCTCTAGCTTTGTTTAGGTTTAAATCTTTTCCTATTAATAACTCAGTTTCCATTTCTTTTGAAATAGAATCTTCAAAATCTAAAAGGGAACTTGCTATTTTATCTATCTGCCCTAACTCCATTCCAAGTCTACGGGCTGCAGATGCGACTTTGGCAAGAGCGGCAGGATTTCCTCCTAAAGAGGCTTTAATACCGTCTGATGCTTTTGCTACATCTTTTAAGACTTGATTTTGATTAACTGCAGATCTATTTGCTTTATTAAAGGCACTTGTCTGATCTACTATACTATCGACTGTTTTATCGATATCGCCGCTAGTAGTCTGGGCCATTATTGCAAGACCTCCTGCTTCGTCAGCAGCAAGTCCCATTGTATTTTTTAATTCAGCTGCTCCTGCTATAACTTGAGGTGAGAATATGTTTTGAGCACTCATACCAGTCTGCTTTGTAAGCTCAGCTATTGTCTGTAGGTAGTCTACCGAAGTAGCATATCTAAAGTTTGCTCCTGCTATTGCATCTGAATTCTGACCTGTTAATCGTTGTACTTCTGTGCTTGCTTTATCTACTTTAAAGAAAGCGTCTACTATCTTCAATATTATAGATAAAGGATCTAATAATGCTGCTCCAAAACCTTTTGCTAGAGGCCCTAAGCCTGACATTAATACTGATAATTTACCGCCTTTTTGTGCTCCGGATTGAATTGCTGTAGCAGTATCCTTCATCCTATCTTTAGCTTCTTTAACAGCATCGCCGAATCTTCCACCGCTGATTCCTAACTTCCCCATCAACCCTTCCATTCCACCTATAACCGCGCCTCCAACTCCTAAGAGTTTATTAACTTCTTTTTGCTTTTCTTTTACTTCTTCTATCTTTCCTGCAATACTACTAATTGCACTTCCTTGATCTATGTAGTTAGATAAAGCTGCTTTTTGTTCTGCGGTAAGGTTCTCCGCCATGTTAACCATGTCTAGTGCAAGATCTAAGTTACCTCCCATAAGGTTCCCTACTCCGCCTAATTCCTCTATAAACTCTTGAATCTGCTTTACATTATTTTGAGCAGCTTCTGATAAATCCTCTCCGTTAAGTAGCCTTTGCGATTCATCATCAAGTATCTTTTTATTATCTTTTAGTCTTTGAGCTAAGTCGTCTAACTGTTTTACAGATAGATCCCTTATACCCTGTTCTTCCATTTTAAGTTCTTCTGCAATAGAGGTTATTTTTCTCATAGAGCCTCTAATCTTCTGCAATGCCCCTGGCTGGTTTTTAAATTCCGAAGAGATTGCTCTTACTTGATCATAAAGACTTGTTGCAGTATTATCAATTTCACCGAATTCGGATTGTACCCCTCTCAGTTCATTGCGCAAACTTTGCATATTTTGTACAGCAGCAGCTGGCGTTATGGTTAACGGTTGCTGATTCATTTTAGCTCTCAAGGTATTAATCTCTTGTAAGAGTCTTCTTGCTTCTTCTAACTGTGTATTATCGTTTGCGGCCATTTACTGGATGTACTTATATCATATAAATAGGTAAAGCTCGCTTTATGGGCGAGCCTTAGTACTATAAGAAGGTTTTCTTACTGAAGGTCCTCTAGGAGCTGATTTGCTTGGTGCTTTGCTCTTAGACTTATTCATAGCCTCTTGTTCTTTTTCAAAGTATTCACTTAGTTTCTGATAGGTAAAATTACGTAGCCATATAGGCATTGCATATACAGTATCGTGATCGTATCCACCTTTTCCGTGAAATACTATTTCGTGTATCTGATTAAAAATCTGTACCCTATATGTTGGCGTCAGGCCAAAGAAAGCTTACTCCAATCGGAATGTCAACCCCTCCTTCTGGTCCATTTTCTGGATAAAATTTCAAATCTACATCTGGTTGGAACTCTGAGATATATTTTCTAAATGCACGGGAATCTCTTGCTAAAAAATGATTATCTACGAAATCTCTAATACTCTTTGTATCGGTAGCTCCGTTAACAGAAAGAATCATGTGCTTTAATCTAGTAGATAAGTCTGGGGAAGACTCTTTTTGTATCTTTTTAAGACCTTTTATCTCTTGTTGAATCTTCTGCTCATCACCGTGAGTGAGTAACTTAAAGGTAATCTTGTTACCTGTAGACGGTAATTCAAAAGCAAATTCATTTACCCTATCTTGAAATAAGCTTTCATCGAAAACTTTATTTTCAATTAAGGATAAGTCTACTATTTCAGCCTGTCCTTGATAGTTAAATTCGTAGTCTTTACCGTACCCTAGTACTCTTGCTGCAATTAAGATAGCATTCTTGTCTCCTACTAAAAGATCATCATAGTTAAACTTGGTTACAATCAAAGACTGTAATAACTTGTCAATTACAACTCCTCTTTCGATAAAGCCTTGGTTAGTAAGAATGTCTTCTTCTTTAGCTGTCATGTACTTCATTTCTACTGTACCTGATGCTAGGGGATGCTCTTCCGGATATAGTAATCCTTTCGAAGGCAAGTCTACAATTTCTGTAGGGAATTTTTGTGTTTGATCCATAAATTTTATTTTAAATAACGTTATTTCATATAAATATATGAAAAATAACTTTTATAAACAACAAAAAACCCGGAAATATTTCTCCGGGCTCTTTTTATATATATTACAGGCAGATTAGTAGTTAAGTACGCAGTAGTCCATCGCTACAGTGATTGTTAATTCAACACCATCGCTAGTTGACCAGTCCAAAGAACCTTGGGCCATGTTTACGATGAATGCTCCTTTAACGATCCACTCTGATACGATATCACCTACTGGTCCTAAAAGATTCAAAGTTAAATCTTTCTTGTAGAAATCTGAATAACCAGCTCTACCGGTTACTGACTCGTAAGATTGACGTGCCCAGTCCATTACTGCTTGTGCACCTGATGGGTTAATTGGATCGTACAATGTCATATCCATGTTTTCCCAGTTTCTCTTTCCACGAATCTTTCTATAAGAGTTGATGTGATCTAATTTGATCTCCTCATCTGTGAAAGATGGAGCAGTTACTGCTTTAACCATGAATGATGGTATAGCGTCACTGTATAGGATGAATCTATTCTGTACCTTCGGTTCGAAGGCTCTGAACATAATTTCGTTAGAATCTAATACTGCCATTTTATTATCTGTTTTATATAAATATCAATTATTTTAATTAAGCTACAAATGTTGCTCCTGTTGGTTCAATTGTGAAATCAAGTACTACGAATTCTGCAGTCTTAGCTGGTTGGATAAAGATCTGACCTACTATCTGATTTCTGTCTACGATATCAGCTGTATTGTTAGAATCATCCATTACTACTCTGTAAGCATATAATCCTTGACGTTGAACTACTGATTCTAAGTAAGGGTTAACTATTGCTAAGAATTTGTTTCTTGTAGCGATTGTATTTTGTTCGAATACTAAGTTGTTAGCTTGACCTCCAATGAAGCGTTTCAATTCGATTAATAAACGGCGAACGTTTACTCTATCTAAAGCTGAAGCTTTCTTCTGTAAAGTCTTCTGACCATATACTGCAATACCTTGTCCAGGGAATGTAGCAATTGGGTTAACATTAGAACGATATAGTAAATCACGTTGCTCACGGCTTACTTTACGCTCTGCTTGTATTACGTTAGGAATACCTCCTTTAACTAAACCTGCTGGTGCGAACCATGGTGCCGCTGCACTATCAGTGAAAGCATAAACACCCGGTATAACTGTTGAAGCAGGAACCCATTCGTTCTTACCTGTAGCAGATTGTGTTTGTAACCAAGGCCAGTAAGCTGCTGCATAAGAAGAGTTAACCGTTCCAGCTGCTGCTGTTACGTTTGATACTGTTGCGCCGTATTGCTCTAAGTCAATTACTGCGATTGCATCTCCTCTACCTTCTACTAATGAGATGATAGAATCTAATTGTGCTTTATGTGTACCGAAGTCATAAACAAGACCCGGTGCTGTTACTATGTTGAATTGGTATTCGTCTCTGTTATTTAAGATTGAAATAGCATCTGCATAATTTGCTGCTACTAAACCTTGTGTGTCTGTATTAGTGATATACTTGAAGAACTTAGCTCCTTCTCCTTTTCCTGCAAATGGTGAGCCTGTTGCATTATAGAATGAACCTGACTGAGCTACCGGTAGAGATCCTGAAAGAGAAACTCCGGCTAAGCTATTAACTGTTACACCATCGTTAGCTAAGTAGTTTAAAGTTGGACGACTTACCGCCTTTACTCTAATATAGTTAGATTTGTTTACATATTCCCCTGTTGTACTAACAAATACTTCTGAACCTTCTACTGTTTTTGATACAGCTTGGTTACCAATTACTCTTTCGATATAATTTTCTGAATTTGGGTCTAATGATAGATCGTTGAATGTTTCTAAGATAATCTTATTTTTTCTACTATCATCTCCTCTACGTACTAATAATGAGAATGTACCGCTAGTATTATTAACGTTTACGATTTCGTATCTAATGTTATCAGCATTACCTAAAGCAAGAGAACCGTCTGCGTTATGAGCAGCTGTTGTTGAAGCAGATCCAGTTGCATTATTATAGATAGCGCCTTTACCTAATGTTTCCAATTGGAAAGGATTAGTAAATGATGCACCTACAGTTGTTAATGTAGTATTATCTGCTGCTGTGTAAGAGCCGGATACTACTCTAGTAACTAATGCTGTGTTTCCTCCTTGTTCAAAGTAACTCTTTACTGCGATTGATGTTAAATACTCATAGCTATTAGAACCAGATTCTATTGTGGTTCCAAATAATCTTTGGTACTGTCCGTAAGAAGTTACTACTGTAGGTTGCTCTACCGGGCCTTTTACTGTTGGACCAATAAACGCTGCACCTACTGCAGCCGCTTGTGGTTGGATAAACGAAATATCATTTTCTCTCGTTAATACACCTGGTGAAATTAATGTTTCTGCCATGTCTCTATTATTTGTTAGTTGGGTTCTAAAATAAATATCTTAATAAATTCGAAACCCTTTTCAAAAGATTTAATTTAACTACGTATATAAATAGGTGTATTCAGCTGAAACACTCTACTTGTTATTCTCTAAGCCTCTGATATTTCTCCTGTTTCTAGATTTAGAGTAACTTTTTGAAATCCGTATTTAATTTGTAAGTCTGATGCGATGGATTTTTCTGTTTCTTTTAACGAGTTGTAAAAGTTTTCTGCTGATTGTTTACGAGTTTTTAACTCAAATTCAGCTAAAGAAATTGCTGCTAGCTCTTCGTTTAA